AACACAACCCTTTTCAAGGAAAGATTTTATAAATTCTGTTATAAAGAAAAAACAAAGAAATAAATTTTTAACAGAACATCAAGAAGAGTATTACAATATTTTAAAAAATAATGAAATAACAGTCGCATCTGGTGCCGCCGGTGTTGGTAAATCATATATAGCGATGAAAGCCGCTGTTGATTTACTTATTGACCCGGATAATTCGTATGAAAAAATTATCATTGTTAGACCAGCAGTCGAAGCTGAAGAAAAATTAGGTTCATTACCTGGTAATCTTGAAGAAAAATTAGATCCATATATTTTTCCGTCTTACTATCTTTTAAATAAAATTATTGGGAAAGAAGCTAGAGAAAAATTAAAAGAGGCCGAAATTATTGAGGTATTTGCTCTTGCGTATATGAGAGGTATGAACATTGATAACTCAATATTAATTTTTGAAGAGGCACAAAACTCAACACCAAATCAAATGAAATTACTATTGACTAGAATTGGTTTTAATAGTAAATTCTTTATATCCGGAGATTTAGAACAAACCGATAGATATAAGGATAAAAAACAATCTGGTCTATATGATGCAATACAAAGATTTACTGATATTCCAAACATTGGTGTTTATGATTTTAGAGATGCAAAAAATGTTCGTAACCCATTAATAGGTAAAATTTTAGCAAAATATGAAGAGAATAGGGGTTGAGATTAATGGTGTTTTAAGAGATACAATAGAAAAATTCAAACAGACTTATCAAAAACATTTAATTGATAATTATCAAGATGAATTTGTTGGACAAACATTTAAAATAGACTTATCTGGTAACACAGAAGAAAATGAAATTCAAGAACCGTTCAAGTATGAAATATTGAGTGACGTAACATCATTAAATTTGATGGACCATTTCTTATTTCAAAATAAAGAAGAGTTATATTCTTTTATCTATGAAGAATATACTATGGAATTATTCGGACACGCACCATCAACAGAAATGAACACGTTTAATATTCTGAATGAATTGTATTATGATTTAAGAGACGAGTTTGAACTTATAATTGTTTCTGATGAAATTGGTAAATCAAAACCGGCTTCATTATTTTTCTTAGCAAAATTTGGTTGTTTGCTTGAGAAGGTATTTTTTTATAGTGAAATAACAAAAAAAAATATGTGGGATGAGGTTGATATTTTAATAACATCAAACCCAGACTTAATCTTAAATAAACCAGATGGTAAAACGGTAATAAAATTTACACAAGATTACAATAAAGACATTAAGTCAGAATTGGAAATATCTACTTTATCCGATTTTAACTTATTATTAAAAAAAATAACAAAAGAATATGTTTAAAATTTTTAACGAAAATTATTACATCGATTTAGACGCAATTGATAATTACGTACAAATCGATGAGGAAGAGGATAAAGTATTATCTAAAAAAAATGATGAAGATTCAGTGATTGAACTTGAATCTGAAACTAAAATACATTTAGTAAAATATGAACTTGTTAAAACTATGTTAGAAACAATTTTAACAGAATCAAATGAAGTTGATGAAGATTTAGGAATGAAAAGTAATGAGGTGTCAATACCATTTAAAATCTCATTTAATTCATTAATAATGAAAAACATAATAAACAAAATATAATAAAATATGAATACGGAACAGGTAAAAAAATTAGAAAAATCCATTCAAAATATGAAGGATAAAAAATCTCGTTTGTATTTTGTGGTTCAGGATACAAAAGGAAACGCAAAAGCTTCTTTGAGATATGTCTATCAAATGGCGATGGTCTTAAAGAAAGATGGGTATAATCCAACTATACTACACGAAAATAAAGAATACTTTGGTGTTGGTGAATGGTTAGGTCAAGAATATATGGACGAACTACCACATAAATCAATTGATGGTGGTAATTTAGAAATCTCACCAGACGATCTTTTAATTATTCCAGAAATATTTGGATACATTATGGATCAGGTAAAAAGTCTTCCATGTGGTAAAATTGTTTTGACACAAGCATATGACCATATTTTTGAAACTTTAGAACCTGGTCAAACTTGGAGTCAGTTAGGTTTTCATAAATGTATCACAACGTCTGAAGCACAAAAAGAACATATTGATAAGTTAATGAGAAAAATTTCTTTTGAGGTTATCAAACCAGTAATTTCAGATTGTTTTAAAAAGTCGGAATACCCGGCAAAAACAATTGTTGGTATTCACACAAGAGACCAGAGAGATACTGTAAACATAATAAAACAATTTTATGCAAGATTTCCACAATATAGATGGATTACATTTAGAGATTTAAGAGGTTTAAGTGAAAATGAATTTGCAAATGCAATGAAAGATAACTTTCTATCTGTTTGGGTTGACATAACAAGTGGTTTTGGGACATTCCCATTAGAATCTATGAAAATGGGTATTCCAGTAATAGGTATGGTACCAAATTTAAAACCAGAATGGTTAAATGAAGATAATGGTTTGTGGTTAGTAAATAAAAACTCAATTGTTGATGTAATTGCAGATTTTGTACAAAATTGGTTAGAAGACAATATTAACCCAGAACTATACTCTGAAATGGAATCAACGGCAAACACTTATAGTGATTTTGAAAAATTTGAAAAATCTGTTTTAGAAACATTTTCTAATATAATTGAAATTAGAATGAAAACATTTGAAGAACAACTAAATAAATTTGAAACAATAGAATAATATGGAAATGAATAACACAATATCGGTAATATTACCAATTAAAACAAGAAATGCTGTTGGTTTTGATGACTTTTTTGAGAAAGCAATAACATCAGTAAAAAATCAAAAAGAATATGTAAAAGAATTAATAATTGTACACACAGGTGAAGATTCTTTTAGTTCTTACATTAATACATTTGATTTTGAAGATTTAAATGTATTAGTATTTGAATATGATAAAACTCCGAGTTTTGCTGGACAAATAAACTTCGGTGTTGAGAAAGCAACATCAGATTGGGTTAGTTTTTTAGAGTTCGATGACGAATATTCAAACATATGGTTTAAAAACGCTAAAAATTATATGGAAATATATAAAGATTATGACGCATTTTTACCAATTGTTGTTGATGTTGACGATAAAAGCGTTTTTGTTGGTTTTACAAATGAGGCAACTTTTGCTGCTAATTTCTCGTCTGAAATCGGTGTACTAACAAATGAAACGTTATTAACTTACCAAAATTTCCAAATATCCGGATTGTTAATTAAACGGGAATCTTTTGTAAAAAATGGAATGATAAAAGAGTCTTTCAAATTAACTTTCGGTTATGAATTTCTTTTAAGAATGACAAACAATTCTGTTAAATTTATGACAATACCAAGAATTGGATATAAACATATGAATTTAAGAGAAGGTTCTATTTTCTGGAACTATAAAAATGGTGATAATAAGTTAAGCGAAGATGAGGTTAGATTCTGGATTGATTTGGCTAAAAAAGAATATTTCTATATTAAAGATAGAGAAATAAAGTACGAACCACAAGAAGTTTAATGTTAGAGGATGAAAAAATTTGTGAAGGATGTAATGATAAGAAAAAGAAAGGGAGAAAATCAACTGTAAAAAATTATTTTGCAGAAAAAGAAGAAAATGCTGTGAGAGATTATTTAACGGCAGACACTTTTGAAGAAAAAAATAGAATTTACAACAACTATTTAAAATACCCTTTAGATAAAATGATTTCGTCAATAATAAGACGTTATAAATTATATAGAAGAGATATGGATTATGAAGAAATCCATTTAGATACTCATTCATTTTTGATGACTAAAATTGATAAATTTAAACCATCAAAAGAAAAAAAGGCTTATTCATATTTTGGGACGATTTGTAAGAATTATCTTATGGGTCAAATTATGAAAGACCAAAAAGATATGAATAGGAAAATTTCATATGAAGATATCTCTACGGATTTACAAAATAATCCAGAAATGGTTTATTATATTGATAATGAAGATATAACGACAGAAGAAATTATTTTAAAATTTAAAGATCGTTTATTAGAAATTATGGACGATACAAAAATTTCCGATCAAGAAAAAAAATTAGGACAAGCAATTTCTGAACTATTTGATAATTACAAATCTATGATACCAGACTCAAATAATAATAAATTTAATAAAAATGTTATACTATTTGAATTACGTGAAATGACTAATTTATCTACAAAAGAAATTAGAAACTCAATGAAAAGGTATAAAAAAATATATACCGATTTATTACAAGATATTTTAAAAGATTAATATTTATTTGTATGCCAAGACCTCAAAAAAAACAGATTAATTTAACAAAAGAATCAATGCTATCGTTGATGCAAGAAATCTATAATGAACTTGTTGAACAAAGAAATACCGCAATTAGAATTCAAAATAAAATGTTAACAATGATGAAAGAACCAGAAGATATGACACTTATTGGTCCCGTTATTGAAAAACAACAAAAAATAATTAACGATTGTGTTGAAAAAAAATTATCTCTTTCAAAACTACAAGCACAAATTTGGCAAAAGTCTCAAGACAAACAAGACGAATTTACACTTTCTGATTTAGATTTAGATGATGATATTATGAAATCTTTAATAGATAAGGATACGTCTGATAATTCTTACAAAATGAAAAAATAATATGGCATTTGAAATTGATGATAGTTTTAAATCTATTGGTGATGATCTTTCTAAAAACAAAACGTATAAACAAGTTGTTAGAGATTACAAAAGATTAAAAAAGAAAGCTGGTAGTACTTTTGAAAAAAAGAAGTCTGCAATAACAAAAAGATTTAATAAATTAAATCAGGCTTTTTCTGGTAATACACAAAATCCTAATAAAGAAAAAAAACCACAAGAGTCTCTTTTAGAAAGACTTTTTAATATAAAATTAATTTCTGATGATAACGATGAACCCGTTGTTGACAAACCAAAACCACTAAGTGAAAATAAAAAAGTTAAATCAAAAAAACAAAAATTTGGTGGAAAGGTACAAAAATATATAATAGGTAAATTTGTAACCGGTGTTGAAGAATTAAAACCGCAAATTTTAAAACTATTACAAGAAGAGATTTTAAATGCTGCCGGATGTTCTCAAGACCAAACATACACACCAGGTCAAACATTATATATTAAAATACCATCTATTGATTATTTAGGTCAATTAAAAGTTGACCCAACTTCAGATGTTGGTCTTGCAATATATGAAGATTTAAGTTTAACATATCCAACAAAACCTTTTCCAATGAATAAGGAATTGTATAATAGAATACAAAATATTAACCAAGCATTTTCAATTCAATATTCATCACAATATCAAGGAACCTCAACTCAAAATTTGTTTGATATAGAATATACAGAGCTAGATAACTTTAACATTCCTGGTAATTACTACAAAGTTACTCTCGCTAATAGAGTAACGGGAAATAAGATTAAAGAATTTTTAAAAGATTATTTTACAACAATAGAAATTATTGATTTTAAAAATATTTTCGCAAACATAATGAACCAACTAACCGGGGCAATTTCATTTAAAAAAGGTGATGGTAAAGGAGATCTTGGTGAATATTATAAAACAATATTATTCTTCCAGAGAATTATGGGATTATGTATTGATAACACAAAAGAAATTGATGTTTCTGGAACAGCAAAAGTTTCTGAACTAAATAATATTGACAACTCGTTTTTTGAATTAACTGAAGTTGATTTAAATTTTATTGATCAACAAGTGTCAAATGTAATTCAGGGTGTTGCCGAATTTACAGAATGTGACAATGTTAGATTGCCTATAAATCCAGACGCAATAATAGGAGCAATAAATAATTTAATTTTTGTACCTGGTACTAACAATAACAACGCAATTGAAAATGCCATTGATGTTACAAATTCAATAACGGAAAACCCAGATTGGTTACCATTACAAATTAATTTAGATGCCGACTTTATTAAGGAATTCCCAAAAGCTGTTGTATTTTCAATACTTTCACCTAAAGTTTTGTTACCTTTAGCGATTGTTCTTTTAGCCGTTGGTAAACCAATATTAAACGCAATAGACACTTTTCCTAAATTTATTAGAGCTTTTGTAGAATTTTTTACACAACTTGCAACAAAAATCCAAGCTTTATTTGTAAAAATAATTTTTGATTTAGTTGTTAAAGACATTAAAAAATTAATACAAGATATATTAGGGGACATACAATCAGAAAAAAATAAAAAAAGATACGCTGTTATATTATCGTTATCACAATTAATAACATCAATTGCAAACCTTATACAAGATTTTAGAGAGTGTAAAAATGTTATTGATAGTTTATTAAATTCGTTAAAATTGGTCTCAAAAAGGATTAGTAGTCAAGGAAATCAAATACCATTACCTTTGTTATTAACCTCAAAATTTTTAAGTGGGTTTTCCGCAACAAGAGCATATTTAAATACAATTGAAGAATTTGAAAAACTTGGTATACAGACTGGTCCAATGTCAGACGGTTCACCAAATAAATTTATGGCGGCAGTTAAAGCTTTAATTGATAGTACAGATAAAGAAGAAGCAGAAAATGGTCAAGTACAAGTTGCTTGTGAGGGTTTTACTGTTACACCAATAGGTATAACAATACCAGGATTTTGTTACGGAAAAAAAATGTAATATGGATAAATTAAAAATAACATCTAAAGAAGTTTTAGAAATTATAACGGAAAGAAAAGAAAGACCAAATAAGGATCTTGAGATTGCTATGAAATTTGTTAAAGCCGATTTTGATCACACAAAAGAAAATTTATTAAAAATGTCAGAACATTTAGATAAGTTAGAATCAACTTATAATGTTTTGTTAAAAGAATATAAATCTAGAAAAGGATAATGGATAGTAGAATAATAGTTCCCGGTAAAGTTTTAAATTCAGATGACCCACTTATGTTGGGTAGAGTTAGAGTTCAAATCATAATTGAAAACGAACAACAGAACGAACCGTCAAAAAATGAAGAATGGACAAATAAAGACCCTATGGTTTGTCTACCATTAATTCCGTACTATCTTAGTCAAGTACCAAAAGTTGGTGAATACGTTAATATTATTTTTGCCACTCGTGACGAAACAAAAGACCCAAATAAATTTTACATACAAGGACCAATAACAAGGCCTTGGAATAATCCTCAAGAATCTTATTCTAACTCAAAATCAATGTTGGCCGATGGTGCCTATATAAAACAAGCAGAAAATGTTAGAACTGGGCCGTTAGGTGAGATACAAGAAGGTTTAGTTGGGATATATCCATTACCGGGTGATAACGCTTTTTTAGGTCGAGGCACAACAGATTTATTAATAAAAAGTGAGGACATTATTTTAAGAGCCGGAAAATATAAAACAACTCCGGGTGTTGAAAAACCAAGATATAATAATCAAAGGTCTTGGGTACAATTATCTAATTACACATTAGAAAAAATAAAAAAAGGAACTGAAACTTTAGAATATAGCGTATATAAAGACATTGAGGTTAAAAATTTTGTTGAGTGGTCAATTGATTATATCGATACAACCGGCGCAACGGTTAGTGGTTATGTAAGAACAAATAGTGTTAAAGGAAATAGTGAAACAACTACAGTCTCCACATTTGAAATAGCTAGTGCTACAACAATAAATTGCTTTCCCGTTCCGGGTTCTCAAATGAATTTTTCCGGATTAACAATCTCACAAGCAGGCCAATTTATTTCACAATACATTAAAGGTTTTAATAGAGGTAAAGTTGTTGTAAATGGTTATAACGATTTTCCAAATAACGGTAATTTATCCGGACAATTCCCATTTGTTTTTGGACCAAACGTTCAAACTTATAATAAATATTTGAGTGACGACCCAGTAATTTCAAATTTTGTTATTTCAATTTATAACAATGTTAAATTAAACGAAGTTAATAATGAAGCCGGATTTGTTGTGGTATGGGAAAAAAATACAATAGGACCACAAAAAGTTACTGAAACTCAAGTAATCGATAAAAGCGAATACATTGAAAGCCCGGTTACATATGCTTCAATTGGGGGTGATTTTTTATATTTTTTATCACATAGAAGTGAAATTCCTGATAAAAATCCATTTAGTTTATCAGATACATTATATGGTATACCACAAGAAAAATTTACTGAAGAAATATTTCCAAATACAAGTTCTATGGTTAGAGGTGAAGAATTAATTGAACTTATAAGGTTGATTGTTAAGTTTTTATCCCAACATACACATAACATAAATGAACCACCAATACAAGAACCAAAAGATACGGTGACGGTATCTCAAATTGAGACGGCATTAAATAACGCACAAAATACAATCTTAAATAAAAATATTAGAATTAATTGATATTTATATTAAAAACATAAATGTCAATTCATAATTCTTATTTTAGTAGAAACAATACAATTGTTTATAGTGGTTATACAAATACGGGTAGAAATCCAATTATAGAATTATATTATGGTGATGGTAATGTAAAAATTCCATACGGATTTTCAAGGTCTATTTTTGATATTGATTTAACCGAACTAAAAGAAAAATATATTAACGGTACAATATCAACTGGTTGTACAGATAATATCACACATACATTAAGAATGGTCAATACTGGATCATTTAATAGGGATTTTCTTAATACAAAAACATCAGAAGAAAAAGAAAGAGCAACATCATTTGATTTAATTTTATGGAGAATTCCATATGAACAATATAATGAAACATTACCACAATATTGGGATGAAGGTGTTGGTTATGATTTTACGGATTTAGATTCAGTACCTGGTGATAGAAACTATTCCATTAGACCATCAAATTGGGTCCAAAGACAAACATTATATAATTGGGAACAAGAAGGAATTTATGATAATACAAACGGAGGTATATTTCCATTTTCAGCATTAACAATTGTTGATATACAACATTTTGAATTTGGTAATGAGGATATTGAGTTTAATATGACAGATGAGATCAATGCAATTTTAGATGGTTCATTTGTTAATCCAGTTGGTTGGGGTATTTCATATTTACCACAATTAGAAAATTTAACCGGGACAACAAAAGCATACTATACGGGATTCTTTTCAAGACACACACAAACATTTTATGAACCAAGATTAGAAACAGTATATGATGATTTAATCCAGGACGATAGAACTAATTTTTCATTAGGTAAAACAAACAAACTTTACTTATACTCATTTGAAGATGGTAATTTTTTAAATCTTGATGAAACACCGTTTGTTACAATTTCAGACCAATCTGGGACACCAATACCGGGATTAATTAATTTACCTAGTTGTCAAAGAACACAAGGTGTATATGAAGTTACAATTCCACCATTACTCGGATACCCAACAAATTGTTTATTTTTAGATACTTGGTCAAACATAAAAGTTAATGGTTTTTCATTACCAAATGTTATAAATGAATTTGTTATTTTACCAATACAAAGTTCATTACAAATTGGTTTAGATTCTGTAGACCCAAAAGTTTATGGTTTTGATTTTTATGGTCTAAAACAAGATGAAAAAATATTAAATACTGATATTAGAAAAGTCGGCGTAATAATAAAACAAGCTTACACAAAAAATAAAAGACTACCAAAAGTAGAAGGTTATTATAGGGCTTATGTAAGAGAAGGTCAAACAGAAGTTCAAGTTCAAGACTGGACAAAACTAAATAGAACACCAAATGAGTATTATTTCATTTTTGACACAAGAGATAAAATACCAAATGAATATTATATTGATTTAAAGGTAATTTCTTCTGGAGAAGTAAATACTTATAAGAAACAAATAAAATTTCAAATAGTTAATAAAAAATAAAAAAAAATATTATGGCATTAGATAACGCGACTTACTGTCAAGATGAAAATAAATCACTATCAGTAAATTTTAACGGAAACATACCCTCAATTGGTGAAGTTTGGAACACTTCGGATGATAGACCATATTGTGTAACAATAACAACTGGAATTACTGAAGGTAGTAGTACAACGTTATTAACCACACTATATACTGATTGTTATGACTGTATGTCAAATAATTATGGCATTGTTACGGTAACAGATTGTTTTAATTTTAAAAATCGTCAATATACTTTAACATTAGAAAGTTTTGGTTTTTTACCAACAATTGGTGCTACGTATTATTTAACATTTTTAATAGGATCTAATTTAATTACAACTTGTGTTACTGTTGATAGAGAGGGGGGTATTCGGCAACTTACAGAAAGTGATTATAATAATAGTATTGCTGATGGAAAAATAGGTGTAGTACAAATAGTACCAACATTAGAAACTGATTGTCAAGACTGTTTATCTAGTAACTCACTTTCTTATGAAGTTCAAAGATGTACAGATGACGTAACAGATTACGTGTTATTAATAAATAATAGTTTTATAGATCATATTATAGCATACTCAGATGGAGTTAACGAATATTGTGGAACTGTAGTTGGATTAGGTACCGGTGGCGTTCCATTTACATTTATTAATGATTATGGTTTAGGTGGTGACGGTGGTAGTGCAACTTGTGATGACTGTCTTGCAACTGAAAATCAAAAAGTATTACTACAAAGTTGTACTGACCCTGAATATACTGAAGTTGTTTGGGCTGCAAGTTTATTTGGGACTGGTGATATATCAAATTTATCAACCGATAGTGGTTGTTTTATAGTTTCTGGTTTAACAGAAGACGATGTAACAATTAATAATTATTTAAACTTTGATCCACAACCAGGGTGTGAACCTTGTATTGAGTGTAATGGTATTAACTACCAATACGAAACTTGTTATCCTATTTCTGGTTTTTCATATGACGGTTTAATTGATTTTGAGGGTACAAGTGAAACTCCTTTTGATGTTGAGTATAACCCAGATACACAACATATGTACACAACAACTCAATCAACAAGAATGATTGTTGCTGACCCATCAACAAACTCTGTCTATACTCAATATACAATACCTGGTGGTGGTACTGGCGATATTTTATATTATGATACAAATACGATGTATCTTACAAGTAATAACCAAACTAATATTCGTAAATTAGATACATCAATTGATATTTCTGGAACAACAACACCATATAGTATTGGTTCAACGTCGTTTCGTATGACAAAAGATTTACCAAATAACAGATTATTTATTACTTGTAGTGACTATAGTATTAAAATATTTGACACACTATCAAATACGGTAACAGGTTCAATTTCAACAGCAAGTGGCTATTATGAAAAATTTATATCATATGATCCAATTAATGATGAGGTTTATACAACTGCAAGTGGTTATTATAGTGTTGAGGTTTATAATCCAAACACACTAACACACGTTACATCAATACCCGTTAATGGTTCTTATGATATTGCATATGAGCCAACTAGTGGAAATATGTATGTTACTTGTAGTGGATATAATCAAGTAAAAGTTATTGATACAACAACAAAAACTGTAACAAATACAATAACAACACCTCAATCTCCAGGTAATATCAGATATAATAATTATGATGGTTACATATATGTTGCACTACCAAATGGTTTATTAAAAATAAATCCGTTAACAAATGGTATTGTTGTAACAAATGATACGGTAACACCATCTTCTAATTGTTGTTATGGTTTTGATTTCTACAATGTTAATAATAATATTTATCTTGGATTTGAAAACGATGATGGTGGAAATGATGGATTAAGGTATTTCTCTCAAACTGGTGGTTCAACTTTGAGTGGATATATAAAATCATACCAATATTTACAAAATGGTTCTGTTTTTTATAATCCAGCAATTGATGAATGTTGTACTATAGTTGGAACTTCTTCAACGTATTATGATGACACATTATATAGTGTTGAAACTTTTAGTGGTAACGACGATGATTGTGCTACTTGTTACTTTAATGGACAACCAAATATACAGATATGGAATGCTTCAGCATGTACAAATTCAAACACATATAGCTCTTTTTATGTTACAACGGATGATACAGTAGCACAGGGTGATACTGTTAAATTAATGTGGGGTTCAAATGAATGGATTTGTGCTGGCCTTATTAACACCGTTAGTTCTTACAGTGGTTATTATACTTATTACAATACACAAAAAAATGGACTTGGTTCAACATTAATTTATGATAGTTGTGAAACTTGTAACTCACAAGGATTAATTGGTGTTACATTAGTTAATTGTGATACCCTTGTTGAGTCTTTTGTTAGTATAACACTTGATAATTACTTGTCAATTTATAATTTTGGTTCATTAACAAATTATAGTGTTAAAGATTCTAATGGTAGTTGTTATCAAATAACAAATCTTTGTCCAATACCTTTAGAAGAACAAGGATTTACTGCGGTTGAGTTTTATTTTAATTGTACATTTTGTGAATCATCAGTTGTAAATTCACCAAGAAGTGCAAACACCGAAAACTTTATTTGTATTCCAGATTGTGAATTTACTGGATCAACAGCAGTTGCACCACCACATCCAGTATGGACTGATGGTTATGGTAGAGAGGTTACACAATTAAATATGGTTGTATTAGGTGGACCTAACGGATTAAACGCTTAATAATATGATAAATTTAGATAGTATAATTAGAAAAGTTTTAAGAGAAGAAGAACGTGGGTCATCAAGATACATGTTCTTCTCAAATCTTCAACAGATGAGAAGACAGTGTGATTTACTGTTAGATTTAGACCAACAAATGGTAGAATCTATTTTAGAAAATGGTCACGATTGGGCTCAAGACCATATTGCTGAAGCAAAAAATAATATGGATCAGGTTTTTGATTTTCTTATGAACGAATCAAAAAAAGACGGTATGGAAATGTCTATGAATATTGATGATAAAGATATGGTTATGATGGAAGGTAGAAAGAAAACTGGAACAAAATTATGTGCAAGAGGAAAAGCTGCTGCTAAATCTAAATTTGACGTGTATCCTAGTGCTTATGCAAATGGTTACGCTGTACAAGTTTGTAAAGGATCTAAACCTGGTTTAGATGGTAAAAAACGTTGTTCTGGTGTTTATTGTTAAAATTTACTTAAAATAATTTGTTTAATTCAAATAAAATTCATTATCTTTGTAGAACAATAAACAATAGATAATATGAAAAGAATTAAAAGATTTTTTAAAAGATTAAAAATAAGAGTATATTTAGCATTCAGAAGAAATGGTTTTGCACCAACACATCAAGATAAACCATTAACATATGAAAAAACTTGTTTTTTGATTTGTCTTAAAATGATACAAAATCCAGAAACAAAGTTTATGATTGCACCAATGTCAAATAAAAGGTATCTTGAAAATAAACAAATGGATCTTTTTATAACAATGGATAGTGGTCGTATCGATTTAACAAACCACGTATATCATTATAGTGTTAAATTAAACAATCGAGATTGGGAAAGAATTACCAAAATATTTGACCAAGAAACAGAGAAAAGACGTTTAAATTATGAAGACACAATCAACTCTCAGATAAAAAATTCGTTACATAACGTATTAGAAAAAGTTTCAAATCGTACCAACCAATAATTTATATAGTATGAAAAATTTAATTTTAGTTTTTTTTATTTCAATGTTTATAGTTTCCTGTTCTGTTTATAAACCAAAAGTGTATACACAAGTTAAACCTATGTCTTATAGTCAACACACAACTAGTTCATTTCCAAGTGGTAAGGACTATGATAATACAAAGATGTCAGATTTTGAGATTGCAATAATAAACTCTTGGGATGATTTTACTGACGAACAAAAAGAGTTTTTTAAAAACGCTTTAATAACAAAACAAAAAGCCGATTCATTAATCTTTAATAAGAATTAAAATACGTCATTATTCAACCCCCAATTTGAAACTAACTCATTTTTGAATTCTTCACTTGGGGGATTACTTGATACCACGCAATATCCTTGTTTTCTACCTCCTTCCATGTGAAAAATCATGTGGTCTCCTAGTGTTGATATACCCAATATATCTTTAAATTCTTTTGACATAGGAACTAAATCAAACCTTTGTAATTTGCTGTTTACCGGTTCATAAGGTGAATCTACTGGTGATGTAGTACTATTCTCATCAACATAAAAACTTAAACCGTATTCACTACCAGTTTCAGAAACAAATCCTGTACCCCACGCCTCTCCAGGTAAATGACCCGTATCAGTAAAACTTCCACCTTCTAATACCTTAGAATCTGTAGAAAGTTTACCATCAATGTTATATTTTGAATATAATTTTATTTTTTTTGTTTCACCTTCCATGTAAAACTTAAAATCCTGACAAGTCAAAGTTATATCTTGATCGGGTGATATTGTTGGTTCCGTTTTTTCTTCATTCAAAACCCTTTTAACAATTCTTGTTAAATCATCTTCCGTAAGGGTAATAATTCTTCTTTTCATATTTTCATTTGTTTTTTTCTTATGTGATACCATTACTGGTTTTTGTCCTTTACCAGATTGTGGGTCATTTTTTTCTGCTTTTCTTTTTTGACTACAAGCATTTCTTTTTTCGGAATCTGACATTTTACCAGCAACACCGGCAGCTCTACATTTTGGGTAAGAACCTTCACTGGCATCTGATCTACCACAAGGTGGATGTTTACCATCAACTTTTCTACATATATCAACCCAAGGACCTTTTGGTTGTGAGGAGCCTTTTGGTTTTTTCTTTTTACCAAACCAAACGGCTAAATCTTCTGTTAATGTATGTACGTCGTGTTCATCTTGTTTGTACGTTCCATCTGAATTTTTTTCCCAAACACCGACAGTTTTTTTAATATTGTTTTTAACAGTTTTTTGTTTTTTTTGGTGGTTAAATTTTGTATCTATAAATTCCGTAAATGGTGCTAAATTATTCTTTTTCCATTTTTTCAGACCCAATTCAATCGGCCCCGTATATTCACCAGCAGACGTTGCAGTATCAGCTTCTTTAATTGGAACAATTTCTAATTTTTTTGAATTTTCTTTACCACTTGGTGTTCTGTTTAAAACATTACCATCTTCGTCACTATTTGTTGACCCTGGGTGTTTCTTTATAAAGTTTGATATTTTTCTTGCCGTTTTTTCCAATCTTTGTCTTTGATTTTGAGGTAAATCCCAATCGTAATCATAACTATCATAAGCAACTAAAGGACTTTTATAGTTTGATACAGAATCTGTGAATGGTGCTAATTTTGATTTGTCAAAGTCACGTATTCCAGGTTGTAATGGTGGTGCATAAGACCCCCTACTTCCAGAATCTGTTGTTGCTTCTTTTAATATTTTCTTTATTAAATCCTCAATTATCATTACTATAATAAATATCATAATATATGGAAAACGAAAATAAAGTATACGGGAATTTATTCAATTCAATCGATTTAATCAGTGAAGATCATTTAGAAGTTATTTTAGAAACTATGGATAAATCTCACGCATTGGTTTATATGATTGAATCCGTTAAAGCGGCTTACGAAAGAAACGCATTTACTATTGGAGAAACCGAAGTAATCTCAAAAGCAATTAGAGTTCTATCTAGAGAAGAATTTGGAGTCGAAAATTAAAAAATCTATTCATTTATTTAATCTTTTTAACCATAGTTCCGTCATCATAAATCTCAATAATTACACCGGTAGTATATATAGGGTTAACCTTTTGACCCAATAAATTAATATAACCTATAATTTTTTTATCTGTAACATCCCTTGTGATAACTATCGGACCGTATGTTTCAAATTTACCATCAATATCAAATTGTTGTAATCTATAATAAACAATACTATTTAAATTATTATCAATGTAAGAATATTTTAATTCTTCTGTTGAATTTCCTGCTGACGGAATTGTTATTATTTTTCTCCAGTTTTCACCATCAATACTTGATTCTAAATCAAAATGACTTGAATTTTGTTCGGAATCGGTAGACCATTTTATTACGTTCCATTGTTGGTATGGTAATCCCTCAAATTGACTCAATTCAACAGGTAATGCAACACTTAATAGTACACTATATTCTTCTATTTCACCATAACCATACCCTGTCGAATAATAAGCATCATTTGTTGGTGTCGCATTCCAAACAGAAATCACTCTCATTTTAACTGTACCCCCGATAGCATCATTTGGTACATTAACAGAAGCAGAACCTGTCGCACCTGGTGCTGATAATAACACATTTTCTGTTGTTTGAAATACCCCGTCTTGGTCCCAATCAATCCAAGCGGCATAACCAGGGTACGAACCAAAAGTTAGTGTACCTGAAACAGATATTGTATAAACGCCACCAATATCTAAATTACCGACAATTGAAAGGTAATCAGAATATGCGTCTCCGTCTTCAGTAGATGTGTTATTAATATCACTTAAAGTTACATTTGTAATATAATCACCATCACTAACCCCATAAGTATATGGTGGTGCAAGTTCTAATGTGACTAAAATTGGTGATGTAACACCGGCGGGACAAGAACCATTTACTGAAGTTGTTCTAAAATACATATTTGTTTGTGCAACATTTAGTTGTAATGTGTATGGCATAACTGGATTTGTTGTTGATCCAGCAACTGTACTAAAATTATTAAAAGACCATTCTAATAATGTTACACTACCTCCATTTCCCACAATTGAGAATGTAACAGCATCATTTACAACGGTAGATGTTTTGTTAGAAGAAAGTGTTCCTGCGGTTGTTGGTGTCGTACAGGGTGTTGTAATACAAACTGTAAAAGTACCCCTTGACCCAACAGTGGATGCGTAACTATGAATTCTTATGTAGTAAGTAACACCAATACTTAAACTATTAACTGTTGTGGTTTCTACACTAGAACCTCCTGTAACATCAATACAAGCTAGTGATGAAAGTCCACCACAATTACCACCATACACTTGAAAAACAACATCAGCCATAGTACCTGGTGTGACAGTAATAATATGTGAAGTATTTGTTGCAACAAAAGAAAACCAAACATCATCATCAGCACCTGTACCGGTACATGCCGCTGAGGATTGTGTCGCACCAACACTACTAGCGGAAGTTGTTGAGGTACAAGTTGAAGAACTGTTTACTGTGACAGATGTTGCATTTGAACAATCATTATTAGTTGGTGGGCTTATAGATGCAGTAGAAGCAACCCAAGAACTTGTAGTTCCACCACAATTACTTTGCACATAAAGAATATAGGACGTTTGTTGGGTTAAACTACTCGCAGTCGTGGTTGTTGTTCCGGCGGCAACTGAACCAGACGCCACTAGACCTGTAGCCCCACTTCCTCCCGCACCTGACGACCTTAATTCCCAATTATAACCATTGTTTGGTGTTGGTGATGGTGCTGTCCAAGAAAGATTTGCGGTTGATGATGAAGTGTACGATATTGTTGGTAATGTGGGTCCTATACAAGATTGCACAGTCCAAATAAATATTAACCCTGTTGAAGGAACACATCCACTACGAAACCTTACGTTGTGAGCATTAGATGTTCCAGCGGTTGTACCATTTGGTGCCCCCCAATTTGGTGTTGCATCCGGTATAGAAGTTGTTAATCTTCTGTTATTGTAGTCTGTATTTGTGGAACCCCTTAAACCAACCATTGGTTGATAAGTTGTACTTGTTGTAATTGTCGTCATATTACCATACACAACACTTATTTGACCATTTGATTTGTTTACTCTAATTTGAAATGAAAATCTTTCTGAACTACTTTGTAAATATCTTGCGGCATTTTGCCATTGAAACACCACTTCAGTACCTACATCCTCCCATCTTCTTTCATATACTTGTGACGCAATTGCCGTACTTCTTAAATCCATACCCATACCTGCAATAACACCTACTGCAGTACCTGTTGATGATATTGGTCCCGTTACACCGTTTCCTGTTGTTGTTGTTCCTGGGTTTAAAAACAAAGCACCATCTGCTGTCATATTAACAGATGTAATTGTTGTATTGTTAAACTGAAATTGTGAACCAGATGGTATTGTAAAATAACTACCATCAGTATCATAAGTGATAGCACCGCCTGTTGTTGTTACTAATTGCGTACCACCAACAATTGCTGTATATGTACCAGTTGTTTCAGAAAATGAATAAAGACTTGATACTTGTGTAAAACCCAAAAAAGAAATTAGGGTAAATAGTAAGATTAAAAAATTTTTCATAATTAAGTATTTTTTCTTAATAAATACTTTGAAAAAGTTTAATTATAAAGTAAATTTTGTGTCAAATGAACATTTGGTGTTATTAAATTATTATTCACAAAAAAAGGAGATAATTTCTTATCTCCTTTCCATTTTATTTTTAGTTTTGATTATCTCAATTCTCTCAAGTCAAATGTTCTAACTCCATCAACTGTGATTCTTCCGTAGAAACGGTTGTTAACCATTTTCTTAGCGTAACGAGTCATTATACCTTTGATAGGTGTAAAGTTGAATGGGTTATACATTGTAGGTGTCAATTGTAGAGGTACGTACGGAGCGTAGATGTAACCTGTGTCTAAAAGAGATGTTCCTTTATGACCCAACAAGATTGTGTTTGGTGGGAAGTAAGGATCTCTATACACTTGGTAACGACCTGCTAATGTACCAACTCTTTCGATACCCATATTGTATTGGTCTTGCTCAGGAGACGCGTTAGATACGTGGAAGTATTCTAAGTCATCAAAGATTGCAGAAATTTCAGAAGAAACTACGATCCAGTTAGCACCACCTCTCAAAGTAGATTTGTGAATTTGTGCAGAAATTTGGTTAATCGCAGTAATCAACGTTTGATTCCAGTCTTTTTGAGTGTAAGAAGTTGTAAGTGACAATCTTCTCCATCCGTTGTAATCCCATCTCAAATTCCAAGCAGCACCTTTTCTAAGGTCTCTAAGGATTTCTCTATCGATTTCAGCAGCAACTTGTTCAGATAATAAAGCTGTCAATTCAGCTTCAGCATCGATGTTATGGAATGCAGCAACGTCTTGAGCAAGTTCTGGAGACCATTGCGCTCTTAATTTTCTTTCAGATACAGAAACTGTTACAGACTCTAAATCAAAAGAAACTTCTCCGATTTTTTCTTCAAATTCTAATTCTTCATATCTTTTCCATACAGCAGTAAATGATGTACCAGAAGTAATTGCAGAAATAGAAGAACCTGTATATCCGTCTAATGATGTATCACCACAAGTAGCACAAGCAGGACAAGAAAGGTCAACTTCTAAGAAGATACAACCATTTGCATCACAAATATCGTAGAAAGATCCACCATTACCTGTGTTAGATGCAGTCCCTGCAGGACTTCCAGCTGGGAAATAAGTTTGTGATTGTTGACCATATTCTACAATTCCTTTACCATATTTTTGAGTAACAACTCTAAATAAAAGTGGTGTAGATGCCGTAGGAAGTGGACAAACGTTAGAAGCTGAAAAACCAAGACCTGTGTCAGGTAAAATTTTCAAATCAGAAAGGAAAGTTTCAGAATCAATTTCATTTCCATCAGGTCCAATTAATTTTCCTGCACCTGGTACGTTATTCCATCCACAAAGTTTGATAAGAACTTTTCTTGTGTTACCAGTATAAGCATTAACTAATGTTCCTGTTGCATCAACTAAAGAACTACCAGTCCAAACAACAACTGTAGCTGGAGCTGTAATAGCCGACCAACGACCTTTTGAATAGTCAAATAAACCACCTGGATCTAATCCTGGTTCTGCACCTTCGTAGAATAAATCATAAAGATTTTTTGCGTAAGGGAATCCAGAGTCATAACCTTGTCCTGGACTGTTTTGACCAGAGTTAACTGCTTCTGGAGAACCAACTGGTGGATAATGAACACCTGATGTTCCGTTATCGTAACCACTTGAATAACCTTGAATTTTAGGTACAAAGTAGAACAATTTACCGATAGGTAAGTTCATAGCTTGTACAGATACGATATCGTTAGCTAATAATTTAGAGAATACTCTTCTAACGATAGGGAAAACAACAGTTTCAAAAGCTCCATTTGAACCTTCAGAAGTTGCTTCGTTAATTAGGTGAGATGCTTGGTTTTCATATAACTGTGCAACGTTCTCTTTTAAATGTCCTTTAAGACCTTCCAGGAATCCTAATCTATCCCATTTGTTAATTGTATCTTCTTTGATAACTTTAAGGTGTTTTAAACCGATGTTACCAACAAGACCTGATTCTAATAATGCTCCCATTTTATTTGTTTTTTTAGCTTTATTTTTTATTTATGTATATTATAAATATACTGTACTTTTAAAAAGTTTATTTTATTTTTGCCATTAAGTCTTTCATTCTTAAGAATTGTGGGTTTTCGTAAGTTTTTGACTCAATCAAATTAACCGCAGAACCAGTTTCTGGTGTTCTAGAAACTGTTCTTTGGATTGATTCAGTTATTGTACTTTCACCACCAACTTTTTCATTTCCAATTTCGTCTTTAATAGCTCTGTAAAGATTTTTAGATTCTTTTAAAGTTTCAACGTTATCAAATCTTTTAAGAATATTAATCTTTTCTTGTTTTGTTGTTGAATGTTCAGTAAACAATCTAGTAGCGTAAGCTAAATTTGAGTTAAATACTGCAACTTCATTTAATTTTGTTCTAAATAAATCAAGTGCTCTTCTATACTCTTCATTTTTTTCTTTTAATTGTTCAACCTCTTCATTCATTCTACCTTTTTTAATGTTGATATTAGCACTAGAATGTGCTCTTGGTTTTGGTAAACCACCTTCTCTAAATCTATCACCATTACCTCTTGTTCTAGCGGCTTCTTTGGTTTCCATTTTTTTCATAGGTTTTTTATCAAATCCATCAACATTAACTTCTTCTTTGTATTCAAATTTTGCTTTACCAGTGCCCATAGTTTTGTTGACTTTTTTCTTAACAGTTTTAAAGCCACCATCCATATTTGGTTTTTTACTCATTTTATACTTAGAAGCGGAACCCATACCCATACCTTTAGCTTTAAATCTGTTTTTAGCTTCTTGCATTTGGGTTGGTCTTGGTTCTACCGTTGTGTTAGCATAAGGATCCTCATCTTCATCAAATTCTAAGTATTCAGAATCTGAATCATCTAAATCAAACTCATCTGAATCCGCATCTTCAGCAAAACTAAATTTTGATGTTTGTTCACCTTTTGGTAAATCATCAAGTTCTAATTCGTAAATTTGTTCTTCACCTAATTCACTAAAATCATCATCCATATCACGCATATGTTTTGGTTTAATAGTAAAAGAATCATCTTCATCCTCATCATAATCAGAAAGAGGTGTATTCCAACGAGCTTTAGCCATAAAATCATCATCTTCTTCATCATCAAATGAAAAATCAAAGTCTTCTTCGTCCTCGTCTTCAAATGAAAAATCATCTTCGTCTTCATCACCAAAATGGTGAGAATACATATCAAATTCAGATTTTCCAAATTCTTTAAGTTCTGGATCTTCCATCATAGACTCACTTAACTGAATGATATATTCTGTGTCGTTTTCGTTATCTGATAAATGTATCATATTATCGTCTCTTTTTACGACAACACCGTCATTATCACCCATAGCTCTAAATACTCTTAATACTTCAGCATCAGAAGCTCCGGTCATATCAATTGTGTCATCATCAGAAGGCATAGTTACATCAGTAGTCATATCCTCGTCATCCACATCAAATGTGTCTTCTTCTTCGTAATCTACATCTTCTTCATTATCAGTATCAAATTCGGTATCAACCTCATCCTCAACTTCTTCATCGTCAACCTCATCTTGTTCTTTAAGAGATTCTTTTACTAATGAACTAATTTCTTTCTTCATTGTTGAAGAAAGTATTCCTTGTGCATTTTTTTGTAAGGACTCTTCCAAATTTTTAATCTGGAATAATGCGTCCTCTACTTCTTGTTGTTTTCTTGCCATTTTATTTTTTTGACTTTATTCATATAAATACATCATTTTTTAGAAAAGTTTAATTTTTATAATTTAAAGACAAAAAAAATGGGAACAACTATTGTCATTCCCATTTATTATTTTTATATTTTTTCTTTTTTTATTCTATAACCTCATCTATCTTACTTTCGGTTATTGAAGTAATCCTCCAGTCCATTGTATAGTTTTCGTATACTTTAGTAACTTTAGCCTCAATGTCTGTCGGTGTGTAACCCAAAACTAATTTTTCTTCTTTTACTTTTTTTACTCTTCCAGATTCACTATCCAATAAATCTGATGTAATCTTTGCTACAAAATATTTTTCTCCTTGTTCCATAATTTTTTTATTTTCCCAAATAATCGGATAATCTTTTCATTAAGTCAAGAGATTTGTTGCCAGCTTCACCAATATTTCTTTCAATAGCCATTCTTTTATCTTCTTCTAAATTTTCATCAAATTTATGTCTGTCATTTTTATCTAAAAATAAGTAAGCTCCAGGTGTTGATGGGGATGACACAAGGTCAAAACAGATTAATTCAAAATCATCTTGTACTTCATTTTGTTCACCAACTTTTTTTAACGACCCAACACCACGAGAAGAAATACCAAGTGTAACACCTTGTCTAAGGTAATTTGCGGCCATATCACCTTTTGTTGATACAATACCTCTTTCGTGAAAACCAGGACTTGTTAAAAGTTTTAATTTACCAAGTAATACGGGTCCGTCCCACCAAACTTCAGTTATAATATGTGATACACGGTCAAGATCAATAAGTGATGATTCTGGGTGATTTAATTCTGAAAGAGATGTACCTTTCTCAATCATTTTTTTATAATTTTCAGCTTCTCGTTTTAATATCTTTTCCGGATATACTCTACCATTTCTATTTGGTGTGTCGTATTTTTGTAATACCGCATAGAATTCAAATGGTTTAGAATGGTCCAAAAAGTTTTGAGATTCCATTATATAATGGTTATTAGTACTCTTTGGGTTAATATATCCGGCATCGTATTCAATAAGAATTCCTTTACCGGTTTCGTTTGGTCCTAGTATTTTCATTTTAAAAGTTTTATAATAAATATTAAACTTTTTCGGTTTTTACTTTAATTGTTTTTGAATTACCATTTTTAGTTAAATAAAATTTAAAAGTTTCATTCCCAATGAATACATCATTGTATATTTCTTTTACTAAATTTTTTAATGATTTTTTTAATTTTGTTGATTTAAAATCTATTTATTGATTTAAAAATAAATTTATTTCTAAATTCATAAATGATTTCTTTTTTAATTGTAGACCGCTTGTTCTTAAATCTAAGTCTACAATAAATTTATTATCAAATAAATTTTTATCTAAGTTATCATAAACTGAATGTTTTATAGATCTACTTGTGTTTAATACAACTCTATTCCAGTTTTCACTATCGATTTTTGGTTCTACCCAGGTTTGTATGTTTAAGTAAAGTGATTTAAATTCTTTAGAATCTACTGTTCCATAAGAAATTTTTGATGTTCTGAACCCTGTGATTTTTGCGGTTTTCCCTTTTTTCATAATTTTTTTTCATATCAATATTGTTTATTTTTTAAAAGTTTATGTAATTTTGAAGTATATATCAATATAATAAAATTATTTAAAAAATATGTTAATAGTAAAAGTTAAAAAAAACGACATCGAAAAGGCTTTAAAAGAATTAAAGAGTAAGGTGATTAGAACTAGACAAAATTCTCATTTAAATTACAGAAAAGAATTTACTAAAAAATCAGTTGAGAGAAGACAAGAAAAACAGAAAGCAATTTTTAGACAAAAATTTGTATCAAATAATTAAATATTTTTGTATAATTCTTGTAATTTAAAATAGTTAATTCTATCGAATTTTTCTTTTTGGATTTTACCTATTGTCTCATTTATTCTAGAAATAACTTCAGTTTCATTTTCAATCTCTTTTAGTTCTTCTAATTTGTCAACAACGGTTTCTTTTAAAACTTCATATTTTAATTTTAGTTTGTCTTCGTTTTCAGATAATATTTTTATTAAAGTTTTTTTACTATTTTCATTTAGACTTTCTAAAAAATTATTAACCGTTTTATTTGCAACATCAACCAATTTTTTTACCGGTAAATTTAATGTACCTTCCATTTTTACTGGAGAATTTCTTAAATTCTCAACAATAATATTTTTACTTTTAATTTTATTTTCTAACGTCAAAACATTATTTGAAAATAAATTATCAATATGTTCGTAATTATTTTTTGTTTTTACCTCCGATAACCACAAGTTTAAATCATTAATATCATTTTTTGATATTTTATTTATTGTGTTTTCATAAATAACCACAGACTGATTGATTAATTCGTTTGCTAACGATTCGTTCAAACCCTTGTTTGTTGAAAGTTCGTCGTATAAAAAGTATAATTTACTTAAATTTTTATTTTCAAGTACAAGTTCGTTAAATACAAACATATTAGTTTTAAATGAATCTTTTTTGTAAGACTCGATTAAACATCTCTCAATTTTACTTTTTATTAAACCAAATTTCATATCTTATTTTAAATATAAATATATCAATCTTTTAATATTTTCATTAATTCCTTTTCCATATCACCTAAAGATGAATTTGTTATATACATTTCATCATCAGATTCTAAAAGTAAATTTTCTAATTTGTTTTTACTTTCTGGTAATCCTCCAGCTTCACCACCTGGTGGTGGACCCGATGGTGGTTCAGGTGGGCCCCCACCCATCATTGGTGGTGCACCACCGCCAGGTGGTTCTCCTCCTGCTGATGCTGTAGATCCTGAAACAGATTTATATAATTTATCAATGTTATCAAATAAACCAGTATGTGTGATAATTGTCGCAGTATTTGCAAGTTCTGCGGCAACAGCTCTTTCCATTCTAATTCTTTGTGTATCCAATTTAATATCATCGTCAGACCAACCAAAAATATGTTTTTTAGCCCAAGTTGCCGAAGTTGGTTGTAATGTGTTTGCAATTTCTGTAACCATATCTTTATAAAGAGTTATTTTTTCTTTCCAAACATCAACCATTAAAAGATCTGCTTGTTTGGATGGGTTATTTAACCCTAATGTAAAATTACTTAATTCATCTTCAAAACCTAAAAGAAATAAATGTACTATTGCAATTTTATTTAATTCTGATAATATATTTTTTTGGATTCTATTAATTGTTCTAGCAAAACGAATATCAAGTAATGATAAGTTTTTACCATCACCAACTGGTTCCTCAAAACCAAGATATGCTTTTGGTATTCTTAATGCTGTAACAAGTTTCTTTTGGATATATTCAATATCAGCAATTTCGGATAAATTTGTACCACCTGGTAAAGTTTCAATTGGCATTGTTTGTGTAGCATCTCTAACTGGGATAAAATAATCTTGATCCACGGCCATTTGATTAAACCTTAAATCAACATTTCCAGTTTTATTGTCAACAACTTGATCTCTTTTAAATTTATTTGCAACACGTTGTACATATGGCTCAACATCTTTATCATCCATATTACCAACAAATACTTTAAATACTCTTCTTTCCGGAGCTCTTGAGGTACGGTAAATTAACATCGCATCTTCAGCTAACACTAGTTGTTTCCAAATCCGTCTAGCTTTTTCTAACATAGAGGTTCCATATGGAAGTTTTCTGTCATCACCTAAAAGCCTAAAATGAGCAATTTCAAAAGTGTTAAACTCCATATTTTTTTCTTTCCAATTAAATCTTAAACCCTTTTCACCCGGTTTAACTTCAGTATTTGGACTTTTTGGTGACATCCCTCTTTCTAACCTTTCGATTTCAATATTCGGTAATTGTACTCCTCCTATTACACCTTTTTCTGGGTCTAATTTTAAATACACAAAATTATCACCATATTTACAAGTGTTTCTAATCCACATTTGTAAATTCGTGTTGATATCAAGTGTATTGTTAAATAAGTCCGCCAATATTCCTTTAATCCTTTTTGATTCGGAATAAATTTGTAATATGTGACCATCTTCGTTTGGTGTTGTTGATTCTTCGGCATAAATGTCTAATGCTGTTGAAATCTCTGGTGTAAATTCCATTGATTCGTAATCATAGAAAGCCGCCAACCTTGTTGGTTCATAATAAATTGCTTGAGTATATAAATTACTTTCAATCTTCTGCCATTGGCCTGAAAGATATAAAGATTGTTGCGCTTGTAATTTTTCTTTTTCAAACTCATTTCTATCTTTTGTTCTTAATAATTCTTGTTTATCAAATTTGTAGGTAGAAATGTCTTGACCTAATAATGAATTAGGTCCGAATGTTTTAGACAATTTTTGCCAAATAGTTAATTGATTTGTATTTTGTTCCATATTAAAAAATTAATACATAAGTATCAAATATAAATATTTACATTTTTTATATTATTATTCCACATATTGTAAATAATAATTATTACCAACATTTATATATTCTTGATTATCTGTTATAATCGCATTAAATAATACTTCCGGTGGTACTGGTGTTGGTGTAGGTGTTGGAGTTACAGTTGGTGTGGGTGTTGTTGTTGGTTTTATTTCTTGGTATTCCCTTTCTAAGTCTCTTGAACTTCCTTTTTTATATTGGAAAGTTATTGGAATTACTTTTACACTAGATACTTGTTGTCCGGGAACAATTAATGTTGATCCATTATAAATTTTACCAGAAACTCTTCTCCTATCTAATCCCATAATATTTATCTTTTACCTCCAAATAACCAACCATATTTGATATAATCATCTTTTGATGGTCCGGAGTTCATTTTATTTCTTTCTGACATCATATGTGTATTTGGTAATACCGGATCAAAATGAAGTTGTTTACCAACCGAATCATTATTTGATACCGTCCAAGACTCAATCATTATTTTTGTTTTTTCAACAACCTTTTCTAGTTTTTGAAATGAAGATTCACCAACGTAAATTGCCATTGATATTCCCATAATAAGGTCATCGTGTTGTCCTTTCTGGTGATCTGGTCTTCCGTTTATATAAATAAATGTGTTCATCTCATTATATAACCTTGTACTTCTAATCTTAAATTTATGTCTTACATATTCTTCAAAAGCAGCAATAATTTGTACCCTTTTATTATTAAAATTTATACCTGGGATTTTATCTTGAGCTTTAGCGTTATATGACCAAATATTTGTTGTATCAACACCATCAATATAGAGATTTTTATAACCTAATTCTTGCATTTTTCTTACAGTTGTAATTCCCATACCACCGGTAATATCAACAACACAAAAAGCATTATACATTAAACCCCATTTATAAGCAATTTCAGCCAAAGCGTCTGGTGGAATTTTCCCAACATATTCTAATACTTGTTCTCTATCATCAAAATCAACAATTTGAATTGAGGAAAAATCTTCACTATCACCACGGGAAACGTCAACACCCATAATGTATTTATGACCCTCAACTGGTTCTTTCCACATCCATAATGAATTACCCATCATTTTATTTGGTGCGTCCTGTATTGTGTTTTCTTTTATGTATTCAAGTTGTTTTGAATCAAATACGTTATCACCGGATCCCAGAAATTCACAGTTAAGCTCTTGGTTAATCTTTCTTTTATCGTATTTAAGTTTTTTAACCATTTTCTCATACCAAGTTGAGCATGGTTTATATCCTTTTGAAAAATATTCTTTTATTACGTCATAATCTCTTTCATAAGGGTCTGTATCTGCAAATGAAATATTTCCAGAGTGGTCTTTTTCATCTTTATTTAACAAATAATCAACCATATCCTCAGTTGGTACCAAGAACAAATCTTTTGAGTATCTTGGGTCTTTCCACCAGAACATTTCTGATATTTTAAAATTATTAACACCTCTTACCGCTTGGTCATAGATTTCATAATAAATTGGGTCATAACCATTTGGTGTTGACACAACGATTACTTTACCACCGGTAGATAGTGATGCCATACAAGCAGCCCAGAAATCACCGTCAGCTTCGATAAATGCGGCTTCATCAAAAACAAGAATTGTTGGTGTATAACCCCTCAAGGCATCTCGTGATGTTGCTACTGCTTTTACTTCACAACCATTTGTTAATTTATAATGTCTTTGTGAATTTTTATCAACAGAAAATCCAGCACCAACCCATTTTGGCCATTGATCGACAAAAGCTCTAATTTTATTTGCCATCTCCATTGATGTATCAAGTTTGTTGGCAATAATTAGAATTTTTTCTGGTTGTTCTTTTTTTGCAAATACAAGTCTTTTTGATATCCAAGCGGCAGTTACTGTTGATACACCGGCCTGACGATATTTTAACGCAATATTTTCTTCATATTCTTCATAATCCCTTAATAAAGAAACCTGATCTGGGAATAATTCCAATGGTACATATCTTGATACCGTATTATCATATGTTTGTAAATATGTTCTTAGTGCGTATGGGGTGTCCCTCATACACTTCACATATTCCAACATTACTTGTTCTTTTGTTAAAGCCATAAAGATATTTTAATATAAATATCAAAACCCCCAGTTATTTTCATAAAAGGGGGTTTAATCTTATTTTAATATTTTATCTTATAATCCTAATCTAGTTAAAATATCATCATCTTCGTCCTCATCTTCATAATCATCATCGTCATCACCTTCTTTATATTTTTTGTATTCTGCTTTTGCTTTTTGTAATAATTCATTAAATTTTCTAACAGCTTTATCATTATCTGATTTTTCATCAGAAATAACATTTGCAATTACATCTTTTAAAAATTCTTCAGCCGGGATACTATAAAGTAGTTGTTCAAAAAACGGAACATATTTTTTACCATCTTGATCTAGTGTTAATTCATCTGGTAATAAAGTTCTTAATTTTCTAACTAATTCACCACCAACACGGAAATTCATTGGTTCATTTTGCATTGTATCTGTTTGTGAAATAACTTGTGTTGCCATTTCTGGGTCCATATCTTTCCATTGTGCTCTTGACTGAATCATTGAGAATGATTTAAATAATTCGTGAAGTAAGATTGGAAAAATAACTCCGTTTGCATAATAAGTGTCATTACTATCTTCCTCACCACCTTGGTCTTCATCATCATCGTCGTCATCATTTTCGTTCATTTTACCAGCGGCACCAGCAGCATTTCCACCCAAAGCTTCAATTAAATCTTCATCAGTGAAATACATTAAATCATTTGCACCCATAATTTTATTATATAGTGGATATAGTCCTGGATCAATTGCATCTAATCTGTCTTTAAACATTTGGTAAGCAAATTGTCCACGTTTTCCTTTACCCATTATAATTGCATTGATAACGTTTCTTTTTTCAATTTCCAATTGTTTTTGTTCTTCTGGTGTCAATTCATCAATATCAAAAGAAAAATTTGGAGGTAATGGTAATTTTTGATTTTCTTTTGATTTCATTTGGAAAATACCTGGGTCAATACCTTGTTCACCTAGAAATGTTAACATATTAACAAAATCAAATTCATAAACAACACCACCTTGTTTTCTGTTTTTTAAAACAAGACCCTCTTCAATCGCTTGTTCCATAGTTTTATTATATGGCATCCACCCTTCTTCTTTTGCTGCAATCTCAACAGCTAAGTCTCTTAATTGTTCACGATAACGAGGTTCAATTTGCATAGCTTGTCTAACAGATAACATTTGTTCCATCTGGATAGCTCTTTTTATTTGTGGGTCTGTTACATTCCTTTCAGTACTATAATATCTTTTAACATAGTTAACAATTTCTTTAAATCTTGTACCTGTTAATTTCTCAACATCTGAAACACCTTTCTTAAACGCTCTATTTTTTGCATAAATTCCTTCAGGATCCTCAATTCTTTGTTGAGTCCTTGGGTGCATTCTTTCCGGATTATCACCATAATCTATTGGTGCTTCTTTTACAATTTTTCTTATAAAGTTTTCTAATTCTCTTTTTCCCATTTTATTTATTTAATATTGAAGTTAATACCGACATAAAGTCGTTTTTTTGATCTTCTGCTTTTGGATTTTCTTTAACACCCGGATTTGGGTCCTTAAAAGGATTACCCTTTCTTCTAGTTGGTGTTTTTGTTCCTGGTTTTGTTGGTGCTTGTTTTTCTTTTGTACTCGCTTTTGGTTTTTCCTCAACTCCCGGATTTGGGTCCTTAAATGGAT